CCGCCTACCTACAGCTTCCGAGTACTTACTTAACCCTTATAGAGTTTTCCGCTTTGATTGATCCGGGTAAACTAGATAGAAGGATTACCTTACAAAGTGCTAGCGTAAGTACGGACGGCTTCGGCCAGGCCGTACGAACGTACAGCACCTTAGCGCAGGTATGGGCCAAGGTCGAGTACAAGGGAACCCCTAAAGAGGGGGAAGACACCGAGAAGCTAACGAGCTTAAATAAGGTACGCTTTACAATACGCTACCGCAGCGACGTAGACGCCACAGTAAAAATAAGCTGGGGCGGTAAGACTTACGAAATTGAAGGCGTAAGCTTGGAGGGTAGAGAGCGCTACCTTATTATAGATACTGTACTAAGGGACTGATGAAAAGCGGCGTATACTTTGAGGTAGAAGGTTTAGAGAAAGCTTTAAGAAAGCTAAAGGCTTTAGAGGATATAGACCGTAAAAAAGCCCGCCAATTTAAAGCGGGTATACGTAAGGCTGCTAAGCCTTTAGTAAAAGCTGTAAAGGGATCTATTCACAATTCCGATAAGAAAACGGCTAGTACTAGAAAAGTAAAAAAGAAAAACAAAGAAAGCACAGTAACTAATAAGAGCGGTAACCTTAGAAGGTCTATAGCTTTTATACCTTCTAAAAAGAAAGGCGCGCTTTTAGGTTACGTAGGTGCAAGGTTCGGTAAGAAAGCAGGTAAGACCTTCGACGGGTATTACGCAGCTATAGTAAACTACGGACTTAAAAGAGGTAAGGCTAAGGCCGAGCCAACGGAAAAACGTAACATAGGTTACGCAGAAAAGGGCTACGCTAAAGCAGTAGCGCAAACACAAGCGCAGCTATTAAGAGAGGTGCAGAAAATACTAAAGCAGAGCTTATACCAGCTTACTAGATAATGACGGAAGGAAAAGCTATATACTCGATATTGAGCAGCGACAGCGACGTAAGCGCTATCGTAGGTACTCGCATTTACCCGCAGATAGCAGCGCAGGGCGCGGCTTTCCCTTTTGTAGTATATGTGCTACAAGATACAAGCCCAAGCGATACTAAGAGCGGGGTAAGTACTTTAGACGAGGTACGCTACGATATTGTAGTAGCTAGCGAAACTTACGCAGAGGCTAGCGATTTAACCGAAAAAATACGAACCGCTCTAGATCGTTACACCGGTACCGTAGCAGGTGTAGTTATTGACTCTATACAGTTTATAGACTTAGACGCCGATAACGACCCAGGTACCGAGACTTACGTAACGAGCTCGGAGTATATAATAAGAGTTAAGCGATGAAAATAACACTAACGAAAAAAGTAACCCTGCCAAGCGGTAAGAAGCTATCGAAAGGTCTAACTTTAAGCGTAGTAAACGAATACGGCCTAGAGCTTATAGAAGCTGGTAAGGCTGTAGAATTTGGGGCTGAGGCCCCCGTAATAATTGAAGAACAACTAAATAATCTAGATTAAAAATGGCAACTACCGGAATTATGAACGGAACCCTTTTAGGGGTTTATGCAGGCGCTACTCTAATAGCTCACGCTACCGAGGGCTCTATTTCTCTCTCTATGGACACGAGAGACGCAACTACTAAAGACTCTAGCGGCACGCGCTCGCTATTGGAGGCTACAAAATCGGGTACTATTTCAGTATCTGCTTTATACGCTGAAGATGCAGCTTACGGCGTAGATGATCTTATGGGAGCTTGGAGCGGACGCTCACAGCTTACAGTTAAATTTTCTACCGAAGTATCGGGCGACCACTACTGGGAAGCTTCAGCTTACGTAACCTCTTTAGAGGTTTCTAGCGGTATGGAGGATAACGTAACGTACTCGGCTACATTCGAGCTTACGGGAGCTATTACCTACTCTACAGTAGCGTAATAAACACTAACACAAACACTTAAAGCAAATGGTAAAGAGAGTTAAAATAGGAGGGGAAGAGAGAGCAGTTAAGTTCGGCTTCGCCGCGCTAATGCAATTTACGGACGCTACCGGGTACACCCTAGCGCAGCTGGATTCTATCGGAGACAGCCTAACACTAAGCCAAGCTATCGAGCTTATTAAAGCCGGGCTTAAGCAAGGTGCTAGAGTAGAGGGGGAAAAGTTTAATGCTACTACGGAAGAAGTAGCCGACTGGCTAGACGACAACCCAGTAGCTTTAGAAGAAGTGCTAGCAATCTTTACCGAAAGCTTTACACCTGCAAAAAAGTAGAAGGGGCTAGGGGCCCGAAAGGCCCCGAAGCCCCTCTTACTTTTGACCGCTGCGAAGAGATAGCGCTAGGCTTACTAGGTTATAATTACAGCGATTACTTACACCTTACCCCGCGCAGCCTTAATAATGCTGTAGCGGGTTTTAGTGAAAAGAGGGAAGCAGAGAGCCGCGAGCTTTGGGAGGTAATGCGAAGCCAAACGGTAACGCTAGTAAATCTTCAGCTACCTAAAGGCAAAAGAGTAAAACCGAAGGAGCTCTATAAATTTCCTTGGGACATTACACAAAAAGCAGGGCCACAACTAACTAAAGCGGAAGCTAAAGCAATACTAGCGAAATGGCAAAAAAGAGCAATATAAGTACTAACATTGCGATAGGTGCAAACCTTAGCGGACTTACTAGAGGCTTAAAGGTAGCCGGTAGTAAAATGCGCCGCTTTGGATCACAAGCGAAAAGCTTAGGAATGAACCTAAGCCGTAGTATTTCTGCTCCGCTTATTGGCTTAGGTGCTATTTCCGTTAAAACCTTCTCCGGCTTTGAGGCCGAGATGAGTAAGGTAAAAGCCGTATCGGGAGCCACTACCAAAGAATTTAAAGCATTAGAGGCCCAAGCAAAAAAGCTAGGGGCTTCTACTACGTTTACAGCTAGCGAGGTAGCCGGTCTACAAACCGAATTTGCTAAGCTTGGTTTTACCGCTAGCGAAATAGACAAAGTTACCGAGAGCACCCTATACCTAGCGCAAGCTGGAGGGGCCGAGCTTGGACGCGCTGCTGAGGTAGCGGGATCTTCGCTTAGAGCTTTCGGCTTAGATGCTGAGGAGACCGGACGAGTTACCGATGTAATGGCTAAGAGTTTCGCGACCAGCTCCCTAGATATGGAGAGCTTCGCCGAGGCTATGAAGACTGCGGCACCTATTGCCAAGGCTACCGGCGTAAGTATAGAGGAGGCTAGCGCAATGCTCGGAGCTCTAGCGAACAACGGTATAAAAGGCTCTATAGCAGGAACCGCTCTAAAGAAGATACTTAGCGAGCTGCACAAAGAAGGTAAGCCAATGCGCCAAACCTTTAGAGAGCTAGCGAGCCAAAATATCAACCTAGCAGAAGCTAACGACTTAGTAGGGGAACGCGCTAAAGGTGCTTTATTAGTGCTTACTGAGCAAATGGGTACCGTAGATAGTCTTACCACTAGCTACGAAAATGCACAAGGCGCCGCGGCAGCTATGGCCGAGGAAATGATGGATAACACCGCCGGAGCCTTTAAGACTTTACAAAGTGCAACGGAAGGCGCCCTTATTGAATTAGGCGAAGCCATTACCGAAAACGAAATATTTAAGAATGTGCTTAAAGGTCTTACCGAAACTATGGGTAAGATTACGAAAGCCATTAGCGGAATGAGCGACGCCCAGCTTTATAATAAAGTTATACTAGCGGGCTTACTCGCTATGGTACCTTTAGTTATTGCAGCTGTAGGCTCCCTTACTTTAGCTTTTGGTACTTTGACTGCTGCTATGGGGCCTTTAGGTATAGCCATAGCTGGAGTAGTAGCTTTGTATTTAGCGCTACGCAAAGAGGTAGACTTAACGCAAGAGGCCGTAGATAAAGCCGTAGGTAGTGAAGACCAGCAGAAAGGTTTAGAAGAGCTACAAGGCAGATTCGACCTGCTTACTGGATCTATAGGCAACCAGCTAAAAGCTATAAAGAAATTTAAAGACGGTTATAGTAATCCGTTTTTCGATTATGATGAAACCCAGCGCTATAAAGATTTAGTAAAACACCTAAACAAGCTTCGCGAAGAACGCCAAAAAGTTAGGGAAGGTATTTATAAAATACAAGACGCGCAGCGCGAGAATAATAAAACAACCGAAGAAGGGGAAAAGGCTACTAAAAAGTACGAGGCTTCTATTAAAACTGTAGCTAGAGCTTTAGATGTAGATTTTTACCCTAGCCAAAAAAGAGTAAAAGAATTACTAGATAATAGCTTTACGCAGGTACATAGCAATAATTTAGCAAGATACAAGCGGGGGTTAAATGATTTATCGGCACCTCTAAGCCAAGCTATAGACTTAACCGCAGGTTTAGGTAGACAAATCGCCGAAGGCTTCGGTAGTGCTATGGCTAATATGGTTATGAGTGTAGACGAGGCGTTTACCTTGTATAATGATATGGTAGACGAGGGAGCTAGCAGGACGGAAGCCTTAACCGCTGCCGTAGGTCTATTAGCTACTAGTTTTATGCAAACCCTAGGCCAAGCTATTCAAAGTATAATAGCCCAGCTTTTAGCAGCTGTTACTGTAGCGGCTATCCTAGCTGTAGTATTGAGCTTAGCTACCGGAGGATTAGCGGGCACTAGCTTACAAAGTATAGGGACAGCTATGAAGCTCGTAACCTTACCAGCTATGGGTATACCGGGACTAGCAGAGGGTGGTATAGTTACCGGGCCAACGCTTGCGCTTATTGGAGAAGGCCGCGAGAGCGAGGCAGTAATACCACTTAGCAAGCTCCCACAAATAGCCGGCGGTGCCGGTGGGGCTGTAGAGGTGTACGGACGCCTAAGCGGCCAGGACATCCTCTTAAGCACCGAGAAAGCAGGAAGAACGAGAAGCAGATATAGAGGGTTTTAAATATGGGGTTACGGTTATATAGTGAATTTCACAGCTCAACGGATAAGCTCTTTAAAATAGAGATCCACGACAGCAGCTTTAGCGGAGACGCTGAGGCTTTTACTGTTGCGGGCGATGGGTTTACTTTAAACTACAGCGGAGAGACGGACGACATAGTAAGCCCTATTATAAGCTCTAACTGTACGATAAGCGCCTATAACAATAGCGACGGCTTCGACACTTTTATAAACCTGCTTAACAACTACCAAGAGGAGCGCTTTACTTTACGTATTTACGGAGAGGGCAGCACGGTAGAGGACGGGCTAGTATTTGACTTTTACGATACTGAGCTACCGCCGGATAACGGGCTAAAGCTTTACTGGGCTGGTATTATTATGCAGGATCTAGTAACTATAGAAGATACGCATAAGCCCTACGTCTTTAGTATTACAGCTGTAGACGGTATAGGGCACCTAGCTAATAAAGAGTATACTATTACGGGTAATGTAACCCTAGAGAGTTTTATAGAGAGTGCAGCGGACGCTATAGGAATAGACAGCTTATACGCAGACGACGACCTACTGTACGCTACTAGCGTTAATATTTGGGACACTCAACACACGTACAACACTTCTAACGACGTAACTACTTTAACGCGTTTTAACGCCTTAGTATTTGCAGATAGAGAAGAAGACGGTACCTACGTTTACTCTAACTATTTAGATATTCTTA